ACCACTGGAACTGCGGCATCTACCCCTAAACTCTTGACTACAAACTTCACGATTGAAGAAAGTGGTGGAAAGTTGTTGTTCAAGTATGGGACAACGACAATTGCATCAATGTCTTCAACTGGATTGATTACCTCTTCTGCAAACATTGTCTCCAATGGAACACCTTAAAGGAAAATTATGGCAACCTCAACACTAGGTTCTGGAACACTTGTTCTTGCTGGAACCACATCAGGGACTACTACAGTCACGGCAACTGCGGTAGCTGGTACTACCACTTTGACGCTTCCTGCTGCTACTGACACTTTGGTTGGTAAGGCAACGACTGATACGCTGACCAATAAGACGCTGACGGGTGCTGTAATGAATGGTACTTTGGGAGCAACCACTCCAAGTACAGTAGCGGCAACCACACTCACCACATCATCAACTGTTACGCACAATGGTGGCACTGCCAATGGAGTTCCTTATTTGGATGGCTCCAAGGTGCTGACTACGGGTAGTGCGCTTCAATTTGATGCCAACGGCACATTTAGTATTAGCCAAGCCAATAATGCCTCCTGTGCAGTTTTTACAAACAGTAATGCCTCTTTGTCTGGGTTTAGTAATTCTGGCTTATTGATACAGTTTGCACAAAACACAACAGACAACAGTTATTCACCATTAAGCGTTTATAACTCTGGTGCAGGCGCATATAAATTCAGAGTTGCAGATTCTGGAAATGTGACCAACACCAACAACAGCTATGGGCAGATTTCAGATATAAAGCTGAAAGAAAACATTGTTGATGCAACGCCAAAACTTGAAAACTTAAATCAAGTTCGTGTAGTGAATTTTAACTTTATTGGCGACACACAAAAGCAAATTGGTGTTGTTGCTCAAGAGTTAGAGACTGTATTCCCCGGCATGATTGATGAGTCTTGCGATAGAGATGCGGAAGGGAACGACCTTGGCACAACCACCAAGTCTGTAAAGTACAGCGTGTTTGTCCCCATGCTCATCAAAGCCATCCAAGAGCAACAAGCCATCATCACCCAACTCACTGCCCGCATAACCGCTTTAGAAGGAGCATAAACCATGTCAACAATCGTTTGGAACATTTCCGAACTTGACAGACAAACCTCAGATGGTTTTGTCACTACCGCACATTGGCAAGCAAATGCAACAGATGGGGATTACTCCGCATCTGTATACAGTACTTGCTCATGGAGTGAAGGCACTGCAACCATTCCATACGCTGATTTAACGAAAGAAACAGTGTTGGGTTGGATTTGGGCCAATGGTGTGGATAAAGCGGCTGTAGAGGCTTCATTAGAGGCTCAGATTGAATTGCAGAAAAACCCTGTGACTGCTACTGGAGTGCCTTGGTGAGTCCTGAACTTGACAAATACTATTCGGATCGCTTCTCTATGATGGGAAGTGATGGATGGAAAGACTTGGTGGAGGATATTGACTCCATGATTGCATCCTTGAATAATATATCTGTGATTCCTGATGAACAAAGCCTACAATTCAAAAAAGGTGAACTTTCTATACTTACTTGGCTGAAAACCTTGAAAGAGGTCAGCGAGAGAGCATACGAGGAACTCAATGAAAAGAATGTTTGATTTTGCCTGTGCAAACGGGCATAAAACCGAAAGACTCTGTGTTTATGAGGCTCAGAGTTTTAGGTGTGAATGTGGTGAAACAGCCAACCGCATTCTTTCTGCTCCAAACTTCAAACTAGAAGGGTGGTCTGGTTCTTTCCCATCAGAGCATGGAAGGTTCGAGAAAAAACATCTAGATCAGTTGAAGTGGGAGCAAAAGCACAACTCACAAGCATAAACGCCGAGTTGATTCTCCTATAACCGAAACGGCAGGAAAAAGGGATAATATGTTGATTGACCAAGAACCTGAGATGAAGAGTGAGTTAGAAGCTGAAGAATCCAAGCTGTCTAACACCATTGCGCCAGCAAGTCCTGGACTCCCTGATAAATACAGGGATAAAAGTCTGGAAGACATTGTTCGGATGCACCAAGAAGCTGAGAAGCTAATTGGCAAGCAAGCGCAAGAAGTGGGAGAGGTAAGGAAACTTGCTGATGAACTCATAAAGCAGAACCTCAGTTCAAAGCAACAGACTATTAAAGAGGAAGAGCCAGAGGTAGATTTCTTTGAAAATCCACAGAAGGCAGTTCAGAAGACTATTGATAATCATCCTGATGTTCTCGCAGCCCGTCAAGCGGGTGTAGATTTCAAAAGGATGCAGATTCAGCAAAAGCTAGGGCAAGAGCATCCTGACTACACTCAGATTGCTCAAGACCAGGACTTTGTGAATTGGGTGAAATCCTCGCCTGTTCGCCTTGGTCTGTATGCAAAAGCAGATGGTGAGTTCGATTACGATAGTGCTAATGAGTTGCTGTCTACTTACAAGCAGTTGCGTGGTGTCAAGTCAAAGCAGACTGAACAAGCGGGTGAAACCGCCAGGAAGCAGAGCATGAAGGCCGCACAAGTGGATGTTGGTGGAACTGGTGAGAGTTCAAAGAGGGTTTATCGTAGGGCTGACCTGATTCGGCTGAAGATGACAGAACCTGACAGATACGATGCTTTGAGTGGTGAAATCATGCAAGCATACGCAGATGGACGGGTTAAGTAACTTAACTTTCGTTTCTTAGGAGAAACAACATGGCAACAGCATTTTCCCCCAGTAACTCAGTTACTACGACCACAGCAGACAAATTCATTCCTGACATTTGGAGTGATGAGATTGTTGCGGCTTACAAGAAAAACTTGGTTCTTGCTAACCTCGTTATGAAGATGAACTTTAAAGGTAAGAAGGGCGATACGATTCATATCCCCGCACCTACCCGTGGTTCAGCATCTGCCAAGGCCGCAGAAGCCGCAGTCACTTTGATTGCAGCTACTGAGTCTGAAGTAAACGTGTCGATCAACAAGCACTACGAATATAGCCGCTTGATTGAGGATATTGTCGAGGCCCAAGCCCTGAACAGCTTGCGTAACTTCTACACCTCTGATGCTGGTTATGCCTTGGCTAAACAAGTTGATACCGACTTGGTTCAGTTGGGTCGTTCTACCAATGGTGGTGCAGGTACTAATGCTTACGCAACTGGTGCGTTCATTGGTGGCGATGGTACGACTGCTTATGTTGCCGCAAACAACAATGAGTCAGCACTGACCGATGCCGCCATTCGCCGCACTATTCAGCGTTTGGATGACACCGATACCCCTATGGATCAGCGTTTCTTCTTGATTCCTCCATCAAGTCGCAACACCCTGATGGGTTTGGCTCGTTACACTGAACAAGCCTTTGTGGGCGGTACTAACAGTACTATCCGCACTGGTGAGATCGGTAACTTGTATGGCATCCCTGTGTTTGTCTCAAGCAATTGCGACACTGCATCAGGCTCTAACAATGCGCGAGTTTGTCTCATGGGTCACCGCGATGCAGTGGTTTTGGTTGAGCAAGTTGCTGTTCGCTCACAAGTTCAGTACAAACAAGAGTATTTGGCTACTCTGTTTACCTCTGATACCTTGTATGGCGTTCAGATTCTGCGTTCAGCCGCAAGCGTAAGTGCAGCCAAATCTGCATCTATGTTTGCTTTGATTGTTCCCGCCTAATTGCAGTTGCGCCCCCTGCCCTAGTGGTGGGGGGACTTTTTTAACCTAATTAGGAGAAACAAAATGGCAGCAGCAACCGCAGTCGTTTCCCGCCGTGGTAACGATCAATTTCGTGGCCTGTTTACAGATACTTGGGATGTTTCCTGTACTTTAGATAGCGCCTCAATCGCTACTACTGCTACGGCTACTGACACAGTAACTGTTCCAGGCGTTGCTTTGGGTGACATGGTTCTTGGTATGTCAATTGGTGTGAGTGAAGCAGGATTGGTTCGTAGAGCCTATATTTCTGCCGCTAACACTGTGACTATTGTGACCTACAACCCAACAGCAGGTTCAGTTGACTTAGCCTCAACCACATTGCAACTGGTGATTGGTCGGGCAGTGCTTTAAGAATAGGGGGGTTCGTCCCCCCTTTCTTATTTAAGGGTTTCAATGGCTACTTTTCGTTGTCTTCAGTCTGGTAACACAGTGAGTTTTACCTTGCAACATGACATTGACTCAATGAAGGGTCATCAGGGTTATGTTCGTATTGATGAACAAGAAGTGTCTGACATTCCTGATGAAGTGAGGAAAGATACTCCCTTCATGCCGCCAGTTGTACGGCGCATGGGTCGCCCAAGGAAAGTTGCAAATGTCTGATATTGACGCTAGAGATTTTGGGAAACTGGAGGCTCAAGTTGAGGCTCTCCAGAATGAAGTTCATTCTTTGAGTAAAGATGTGAAGGCTTTGCTTGAGTTGGCGAACAAGAGTAAGGGTGGATTCTGGATGGGAATGACCATTGCATCCACTGTTGGCGGCATACTTACCTATGTTGGTGAGAGGCTGTTCAAATGAAAGGCTTGCTCTCAGGAGTGTCGTGCCCTATTGCCACTCAGGATATAACTGTTAACCTGAAAAATAGGAATAATGCATTCCAGAAGTTTGGTTATGGCCCACCTAACCCTGATGAAGCAAATGATGCTTTCTGGCTGAAAAAGGCCAAGATGTATAACGCTCCCACCTCTGCCATCAAGGGTATGTTGTGTGGGAACTGTGCCGCTTTCATTCAGACTCCTAAGATGATGGAGTGCATCAAATCTGGTCTGGAAAAGGATGAAAACGAGGGTGAGTTGTCCTATGACGAGAACTTTGTCAAGGCGGCTAACTTGGGATACTGTGATTTGTTTCAATTCACCTGTGCAGCGGCCCGCACCTGTGATGCCTGGAAGTCTGGTGGGCCAATAACCAAGGAAAAATCATGATGTACGGCAAGCCAATGAAAGAGTCAAAGTCTTCTTCAAAGAAGAAAAGTGTTCCTGTCACTGTCATGGTAGCAATTGGGAAACCAAAGATGCTTCCTAAAAAGGGTCAGCGCACTGCCACCAACATGATGAACAAAGCTAAAAAGGCAAAATAATGTCATCTTTAACCGCCCCTATTACCCTTTTAAACGCAGTTGTTGCAACTGGTGCATCTACAGCAGTTCAGGCAGATGCTGGTCAACCTGCATTCCTGCAAGTTTCTGGTATCACCAGTGCAACTGTAGCTCTGCAAGGTAGCTTGGATGGCACAAACTGGTCAACTATTGGCACTGCATTGACTGCAAATGGCATCATTACTGTCGCCAATGCTCCCAAGTATTTGAGAGCAAATTGCACTGTTTATGTCACTGGAACCATCACCGCCAAGATTATGTACTAAGGAAACGCCATGAAAATGACCAAAGCTGCTAAAAAGGTTGGGAAAGTCATGCGTGAGTACAAAGAGGGAACTTTACATTCTGGGTCTAAAAAGGGGCCAGAAGTGACTTCCCGCAAGCAAGCAATTGCCATTGCATTATCTGA